ATGTATGGCGTGCCATGTTTCTGCATTAGTTTATCAAAATTGGCGCTTTCTAGGTTATAGACTACCGACCAATACCCGAACCCCCGCATTGATCCCCATAGATGGCACTTTTCTTGTATATGATTATGACCGCGACCAGCCACATTATATTCTGCCAGCACTGGGCCATACACACTTTTTCGAAACTCTACGACTGCTTTCATTATGCCACCTCTATTGTTTGAATTAGATTGGATTTAAAGTTATTTTTGCGTTGACCGTGAACCACTATGGCTATATTTTTTGACTGGCCATCACATAGGCCACAATCAATACATTGGATACCCTTGCTATCTGAAAGGCACTCGATCTCATTATCAAATAGCGAGTCCTCTGGCAATGCTACACGGAAAGTCTTAGCTCCCATAGACTGATATTTTAGGGCTTGTTTGGGCGTATCTGCTGAAACTTGGCAGAGTAACAGGTAGCGACGATCAAAGTTTTTATGCGCGATCTGGTGCGTGTATCCAGTGTGAACGCTTGAAAGCCTAACCAATGGCTCGAATACCTCAAAAGGAACAGCGGCTGGATCACCGTAGGCACCTAGTCTAAGTGCGCGACCGTGTAAGATGTGGGCGTGATCGTCGGCTTTATATGTTGGATAGAGTCCCTTTTTATAACTACGGTATACAGATAATGGTGCCTGATGTGTCATTACATAGCACGCGCCGCCGGTATAGTGCCGTTGAGGGCAGTTACCGCATACGCTCGCATCTTCACCGCTTTTGATTGCCTGATGGGGTTCAATATCACTGCGCAGAATCCAAGTCTGAACCATGGCCCCAGTTTTGGCGTTGCTAGTCTCTAATGTGGCTATCACTACAATAGGCGCGCCATCTAATACACTAGGGCCATCGTATAGAATAAAGCCTTTCTGTTTTGGTTTTGCTATTGGCTTTTTTGATTGGCTAAATTTTCGCATTTTTCCACCTGTTTTTTTGTAGTCAAGTAATTTTAATAAGTACCACTGTTGCCAATGGCACCTATAAATTTACTTAGGCAATGATAAATAAGTCTTGTAATGAGCCGCTTGGCTAGAATTAAGCGCCTCGAATCTCACTTCTAACATATTCTGTAGAGCTTCAACGGTCGCTGAACAATCTCCGCGATAATCGCACACCGCTAACCATGCCAGCTTGTAATCTAATCTATTTTGCTCAATTAGTTGATCCAAGTCCTTTAGTACGTGCAACATGTTGATTACTCCTTTCCCATTAAAATATCAAGGGCTTCGCGTTCCTTTTGAAGATCGCACCTTATTTGAGTACATTTTTCACGGATCTCATTTTGGTGCTGTGGGAATAGTGTAATGGCCAATTCACGAATCGCGAATCCTTCACACATTTTAATCTCAACTTCTTTCGAATCGCCAATATCCTTAGAGAATATAATTTTCAAATTTTGTATTTGTTTATATTGCTTTAGAAAAACTGGTAAAAAATCAGAGTAAGTCATTTTTTGTCGCCTTATATAGTAGTTAGTGAAAATTGTGTTTTCGTTGTTGTTGGTTCGCATTATATAGAAGGATTGCAATCTGTAAAGTATGTTTTCTTTTTTTGAGTTGAATGGGGCCAAATGAGAGTTAAACGGTATTAATTGATCATTTTTTGTACAATTAGATGGACTAAGTTGGTTATTTTTTATACAATCGGGCAACTGATAAAGGTATAGGAATCAATCGGGTAGAAATAGAGTGATCGGTTAAATGGGTTTTACCACTACATAGAGCTGTGAATATCACGAGATAGGATAGTTGCGCATTGTAAATGTATAAGCTGTTAGTATCCTGTACATATACAGTAGGATATACAGGCTGGTTATCCATACAGGTGTACACTTATACAGTACTGGTTATCCCACTGGTTATCCCCAGCTAATCCCCAGGAAATCCACACGATGCGCACAGGTTATCCACAGGGTATAAATGAAGGGACACCCCCCCTCCGAAGGTGGCCGCTATGTGTATATATATGTCTCTCGCAAAAAAAAATTACTGAGAAATAAGATGATTAAAATAGTAACAGATGAAGAAGTACATGAGATGGATATTGAGTTGATTGAACTCTTTGCAGTGTATCTATTCGATAAAGATGTAGTTGGTATGACTGATTTAATCTATGTTGTAGAAGATAGAATGGCAGATGACTACCTTGAAACTCAAAAATAAAACAACATTTACTTATGCAAAGGTAATATATGTCTAGGTTAGGGATACCCAACAAGAATAAGAAGTTCTTACTGGCTCGCTTACAGGATATGTACGGTGAGTCATTCCACCCTATCTTGAAGATGGCAGAAGCTGCTAGTAAGCTGGACTACATTGCTGATGAAGAAGGTGATGTGACTGCCCTTAATGCTGCTGTAAACGCATGGAGTAAGGTTGCCGAGTACACTGAGCCAAAGCTGAAGGCTGTAGAGATACGTGCTGACGAGGGCGCTGTAGTGGCTATCCAACGTAAACGCTTTGATGGCACTGCTATTGAGGCAGAAGTCGTAGAAGTAGACCCAGTGGTAGAGGCAATCGTCAATGCCGCTGTAGATGATGATGAGGATGAAGAGTAATGGCTAAAGGCAAGAGTATGGTACACCAGCTACCAAAAGAAACACAGAAAGAACATTTCCCAAACCACCATGCCAAACTAAACGGTGGTAAGGGTAGCGGCAACAGAACGTCAACTGCTGAGACACGCGCCAAGTACAAGTCGATGTACGACCAAATAGATTGGAGCAAGAAATAGTGCCGACAATTGAATACTGCATGGGGCCGCAAGGACAAGTCCTACAAGATTACGCTGACTGCCGCTCTCAGAACTCCTTCATTATGGGGCCACTGGGTTCAGGCAAGACTGTCCAAACCATCCTCAAGCTATTCGACTTGATGACCGAACAAAAGCCAGTAATGACCCCTGGACATAAGAACTATGGTGTCCGACTGTCCCGCATCATTGCCTGCCGAAACACCTATTCCGAACTGTTCTCCACCACCATTAAAGACTGGCTAGAGATACACGAAGACCTTGGCCCATTCCGTCAGGGTAACAAAGAACCACCTACCCATTACATTAACTTCAGATTAGAAGATGGCACCTCAGTTAAGTCAGAGGTCATATTCATCGCTTTTGACCGCCCTGAGCACGTTAAGAAGGCTAGGGGTATCCAGTGTACATGGGTGTGGCTAAACGAGACGAAAGAGCATTCTAAGGCCGTTCTCGATATGCTTGATCTACGTCATGGTCGCTATCCTTCCCCCAAGGAGGGAATCAAACCTACGCATCACGGTGTGCTGGGTGACAGTAACGCCCCTGATGAAGACCACTGGTACTACAAGCTGGCAGAAATTGAGCGTCCTGAAGGCTGGGCATTCCATAGACAACCAGGTGGTGTGTTCAAAGATGGGGAAACTTGGAAGGTAAACGATAGGGCCGAGAACCTGCCTAACCTCCCTGCTAACTATTACAAACGCGGACTATCAGGTAAAACACATGATTGGATTAAAGTTAATCTTGCTAATGAGTACGGCTTTGTCTCTAACGGCAAACCTGTTCACCCAATGTATACGGATAGTGTTCACGCATCGCATATGGACTTCACACCGTGCAAGGACACTCCTATCATTCTGGGTTTTGACTTTGGTCGTACACCTGCTTGTGCCTTTCTTCAGCGTACTGCTATCGGGCGTTGGGTCTGCTTTGATGAAATGGTGCTTACTGATTCCGGTGCCGTAGACTTTGCGCCTACCCTAAAACGCTATATTGAAGAGACTTATCCTAACTGCACCTTTAAGGGGTGGGGTGATCCCTCTGGTTCCAATAAGAATCAGTCCAACAGTGAGACTCCATTCCAGATCATGCGAGCCGCTGGCATACCCTGCCAACCAACAGAGTCTAACGATCCCCTAAAACGTAGAGCCGCTTTAGAAGTACCCATGAAAGAGATGTGTATGGATGGTAAGCCTCGCTTCATTGTCTTGCCCAAAGCCTCTATGATTCGCAAGGGTCTACAGGGGGGCTTCTGTTATCGTCGTGTGCAAACGAGTGGCGAACGCTACAGTGATCAGCCAGACAAGAATGAATACTCTCACCCAGTGGAGGCACTTGAGTATGCCCTACAAGGTGAAGGTGAAGGTCGTTCTGCTCTCCGTAGAGATCAAGGCTTTGCTAAACCCCACACAGCAAAGGTTAACTTTAGTGTCTTCTGAAGAAATAGATATGTGGGTTGTATTTACCTGCGATACAGGCCACTGGTGGTCTAGGTTTATTAGGGAAGACATGGGTCACTGCTATGCCATCGTGCCTTCTAATGGCAAGTACATTGTTGCCGGAAAGAATACAGGAAAGTATGAGCTGTATAATGTAGACTCAATAAATGATATAATTGGGGCCAACGATATAACGGTCGGTTATAAGCAAGAAGCTACTAGCATTAACTTGTTTGCACTCAATACTTGTGTCGGCAATGTTAAGCAGATGCTGGGCATTAAGAAGCCATTCATCTGGACTCCATATCAACTATACAAACACATAAAGCATACGAGGTAATACTATGGGCGGCTCAGGTGATGCAGCTGAAAAAACGCAAGAACAACTTGCTATGGAACGTAGACAAAGAATGCAGCTCGATGAAGAAACTGCGGCAAGTGAGCGACGATTAAAGGCCGTTGCTCAAAAGAAGCTAGGCAAGCAGTCGTTACTTGCTAAACCTATGATGGAAAAAAAGGCACCAGCACCAACAGTTGAAAAGAAAAACGGCAAGGGACTTGGACTTCTTGGTAGAGCAGCAACTAAGGCAGCAATGATGGCAGGTCGATAATGGAATTACCTAAAGAGCTTGGTTCACTAACGGACTTAAAGCGCAGAGAGAATGACGCATTTAAACGTGCTTCTATGTGGCACGATCAACTTGATGATGCCTACGAATACTTTTTGCCAAACCGCAATCTTTTTGAAGACTACGCTCCAGGTCAGAAGAAGATGGATCGTATCTTTGACTCCACTGCACTTGAGGCAATCCAGCAGGGCGCTAGTAAGCTGCAAGAAAACATTGCTCCTATCTGGTCACGCTGGGCTACCTTTGAGCCATCTGATCTAGTTGTTAAGCAGCTTGAGGAAGGTAACTTTGATGTTAGCCTAGAAGACATTCAGAGCAATTTACAAAAGCAAGCCGAGATTATCTTTGATTACATTAACCGTTCTAACTTTGCTACCCAGTTCTATGAGCACGCCCTTGATCTCCTTATTGGTACAGGCACACTCCGTATTGATGAAGACGAAAGTGACGAGATGCCCCTCATCTTTAACGCCATTCCGCAAAAGGGAATAGCATTTGAGGAAGGCCCACAGGGTAATATCGAAACGCACTGGCGACGATTTAAGGTAAAGGCTCGTAACCTAGAGCGTTACTGGAAAGGCTTTGAGCCATCAGAAGTAATGAAGGACGTAATTGAAAAGAAGCCAGACACTGATGTCGATGTGCGCGAGGGTGTTGTCTATATGCCCAAGAGTAAGACCTACTATGGCTGTGTGTGGGTTGCTAAGGAAGATCGTATTAGCTGGATGCAGGACTTTGGCGAGTCTAGCCCTTGGGTTACAGGTCGCTATAGTAAGGTAGCTGGTGAGATCAGAGGTCGTGGCCCAGCACTACAGGCACTACCTGATGTACGCTCACTCAACAAAGCCAAAGAGTTTGTACTCCAGAAGGCCGCTATTGACCTAGCAGGTATGTACACAGCAACCGATGATGGCGTAACTAACCCCTACAATTTGAATATAAGCCCAGGCATTGTTATTCCAGTTGGTTCTAACAACAGCAGCAACCCTTCTATTCAACGCCTAGATACAGGCTCTAACTTACAATTGGCACAGTTTGAAATCAATGAGCTACAGATGTCAATCAAGAAGGCCTTATTCAACGATCTTCGTGATCCTACTGGTGCTGTTCGATCCGCCACTGAGGTTGCCATCGAGTCGCGTGAACTTGCTAAACGCATCGGCTCTGCCTTCGGCAGATTACAGACCGAAGTATTGATTCCAATCATTAAGCGTGTGGCCTCTATTCTAACTCGTCGTGGTATCATTACCCCTGTTGAGCTAGATGGTCGTCAGGTCGCTATTAAGTTTATGTCTCCATTGGCAAGAGCGCAGGATGGTGAAGACATTCTTAACGTACAACAAGCTGTACAGTTTGTGTTGCAGACTGCTGGCCCAGATCAGGCTAAGATTGGATTTAAGCTAGAAGACTTTGGAACGTGGGTTGCCGATAAGACTGGTATGCCTGCCGAGCTAGTTAGAAGCCAAGCTGAAAAGCAAGCTGTTATTCAGGCTGGTGCTCAAATGGCACAGCAAGGAATGGATACTCAGGGACAACCACCTGTTGACCAAGGACAAACTGCTCTATGAGTTGGGATACAATTAATCAAGCGACCACTAATGCAGAAGATGCAAAGGTGGTCAATGCAGAGAAAAGAAAAGCCGCTGCTGAATTGGCTCAAGCGTACAATAAGTGCTTCTCAGGTGACATCGGGAAGCGCGTACTTGAGGACATGACGCGGAGGTTTATCTTCAATAACGACACCCCCTTTGGTGCCTCCAATGTTGATTACGAGGCTGCTTACCATAATGGTGAGTCGGGAGTTGTTAAATTTATTATCAACCAAATGCAACAAGCTGAAATATTGTAAGGAATAATTATGAGTGAAGAACAGGCCGCACCAGAAGAAACAATAAGCGAAACCCTGTTGGATGCAGGTACACCCGAACTAGGTGAAGGTGAATACTTTTTATCTGATGGTATCAAGGGTACAGGTGACACACCCGAATGGTACAAAGGCGACAAGTATAAGTCTGTCGCTGAACAAGCCAAAGCCTATACTGA